TGGTTACAGGAACAGTAATTGTTCCAGCTTCGTAGTAATCACCACTAACATTAGTGAATGTAATTGATGCACCACCATCCGCTTGGGCTGCGAACCTGAAGACGCATAATACGCCAACTGTCGCTGATGGCAATGTCATGGACGCTGCCGCTCCATCACCATCCCATAAACTTTCAACAATTTCCCCATCTCTCAATGCGAATCCTGTATCAGTTTTAGCGTCTGTAGTATCTGCTGCTGCTCGTAATTCAAGGTCATCGTAAACACCACTAAGATAAGCAAGTTTATGCTTTACATACTTAGCACTGTTTAATTCCGCATCAAACTTAATTGAACCGTATAATGGACTAGCCATAATTTACACTCCTATTTCCAGACAGCATGGGCTTCAGGCATTTGCCATTCCATACCGGCTTCAGTTTGAATTAAGTCCACTCTGCGGTCAACACCACTATTCTCTAGAGTTTGCACTCCAACATAAATAGCTGTGTCACGATTTAATCCGTTACCAACAAGAGGTCTGTATGAACAATATCTCATGTTCACACCTAGCATCTTGACTGGTGAGCCGTCTAAGTGAACGTTACGAGCTACATTCATATCTCCGTAAGGAGTACTAAATGTAGTTACAGAAACTCCAAATGCATCTTTACTTCCAACACGTCCCATATCCCAGTTTGCACGAGCTTGTGAATTACTCACAGCGGCTACTTGAGACATATTTGCACTCATGTATCCACTTAGTTTATGCAACCAGTTATAAACGTCTGTGCTAACAAAAAATAAAGTAGCATTTGCGTTATTGTAACGAGGGTCTAAGAAATGAGACATATCATCCAAGAAATCATCTTGTGATTTTGTACCAGTTCCGCCCATACCAGAACCACTAAATATATTACCATAACTGATAATATAATCAAGAGCTCCTTGTGTATGAGTTACCCCATTACCATCTGTGTATTGTGAACCAAAAAGCAAAGCGGTTTCAATATCCCACTTATGCTCTATTAATTTTTCTCGCCAAACACGAGCATACTCATTAGGTTCATACTTTGTAACAGTGGCACGAGTTGTGTTATCCATTGCCAACGAAGTTTTGAAAATCTGAGTAAGTCCGTATCCAGTCGAGAATGGATTGTCTTTCCATGTTTCTGGGTATCCGCTACCCTGTCCAAACGAATTACCAACCACGTGAGAGCGAGCACCTTCCAATTGTATCATTGAAAAAGCTGCAAACTCTGAATCTGAAGTATTGGAACCAGCGAGACTTTCGTCTGCAGTCCCTCCAGCACCCCAACCACCTAACTCATTATAAGTATCGGTATCAAGGTCTTTGACTACTACGCATTTGCAATCAACAGCATTTTTATTTGCCGCTCTTGAACCAGTAGAAGTAGCAGTGGCTTCTTCAACACGTACAACTATATAATCTTCTGTCGTCATAGCTGTAGCGGCTGCTGATGAGGCTGCTGTACTTGAAAATGGTATCTTGATTAATTGACCAGGAATGATAAACTGTGGTTGAGTTCCGTCATCACCAACTTGAATTGAGTTAGATGAACCTCGAACTTGACCAATGTTACCAGCACTTTTATAATCAGTCATAAACTGAAAATAATAAGTATCACCTGGGTCAATATTGGATGCTGTAACTGTTGCTTGGTCTGCCGCCATGCCTGCGCGTGATGTACCATGAGCAGTTACGTATGCATATCGTTTATGGTAAGATGGACGTCGTTCCGTGAATTTGAACTGATGGTCGTCAGTTGGCTTTTTAGAAACTTTTGATAAGAATCTAAAAAACGGGTCTTGTGCTATTGCTAACTCAGATACCCTGTCGCCAAAGTTATACTTTCGCCTCAGGTCACCTGTGCTAAGCGCTGAACCCGCTATAGCCGAACCACTTTCAGTCAAACTGGAAACATCACTTATCTGAAATAAATCAGCCATGTGTCCTTCTCCTTGTAGCCTTTCGGGCTACTGTTATTGACTTAATTTTGTACTAGGCTATCAGCCTAATACACTCTCTAATGTTGCGTCAATACCCAGTATTTCTTCAAAGACTGAATCTTCTGGAGATTTTTGTGGCTCTGGAGAGCCGCCCGTGGAAGCTAAGGATTGTGGTCGCTGTTGAACTCTTTTCATTTGGTTAGTAACCTCTTGGTTAGCGCTCTGTGCGATTTGTTGTTCCCTTTGTCCCCTATTCATAAGATAATATATATCATCTAACTGCAAAGTTTTATTTTTGGCAAAACCAACAAAGTCTTTCCATTGCTCTTCTGACAAATTGTATTTAGAACGAAACTCAGATTCTCTTGTGAGCCTGTGGTTTTCATTTTTCTGCGTACTCAAAGCGTCATTAAGCCTTTTTTGGACTACTCCGTCAATCGTAGCCGCTAAAACCTTAGCGGAGTCTGAATCGGGTTTTGACATAGCTTCGTCTGGGTCAAACACAAAATCTTCATCCAATTGTAATCTCTCTTTCATACCTATTGGGGCTTGACCACCACCCTCAAAATAGCCTCTCACATGAGTAACTAAATTAGGGTCTTCTCTCATAGCATCGAGTATAGGTAAATAGGGTTCAATTTCGCTTAAGCGTCCACTTAATCGTTTTGCTTCACGACTTGAATCCGAATACCTTTTTTGCAGATTTTCAACATCCGCCTGTCCCTCTACAGGGCTCTCTTTTTGTTGTTGTTCTTGAAGAAACTGATTACCAGTATCTTCCAACGACTGAGAGGTTGTCTGTTCTTGCGAGGGAGGGGCATCTAATATACCACCGTTAACCTGAGTATCGAGAGCCTCGAAAAACCCTTCGCTACTCATTCCCACCGTACTTTCTGGGGCTCCGTTTGAGGGAGCGTTACCTACTTGTACATTTTTTTCCATAATATATCCTTTTTATGTTTACCGAATTTATTATTTTTCTTTGTTACTATCAAAGTCTTTTTTTGCATCTATCTTTGCTTCAGCTACAGCTGCTTTTACTTCTCTTGCAAGGTCTTTTTTAGCCATTTGCACTTCTCCTTGCATCATACCTCTAAGTAGTTTTTGCTGTGCTTCGGTATCAAGAACTTGTTTTTTCACTTGGGCTCCTGCTTCATTAACCTTCATCTTTATACCAGCTTGTACTAATTGTCTTTCAAGAGTTTCTATTGTACCCTCTTTATCTTTTATAGCATCTGTCATCTGTTCTAATTGTGATTGCAATTCAGAGTATAAGCTTTTTCTATTTATTAATTGTTTTTTATTTCTTATATCGGTTTCAGCTATCATTGCAATATCGTCAATCAATCCAGCTTGGAACCATCTAAAATATTCTTCTAATAATGCCCATCTATTAAGAGGTAATGTGGCCCCAGCCACTATTCTTACATCAAATCTAGATGATTCATAATCTGTCCACTTACCAATTGCCTGCCCGAAATCATTGAATATCGGAATATTAACTCTTACTTCTTTATCTTGGTCTGGTTCTTGACCTGCTTCAGGCTGGACTATTCTAAAAACTTTATCAATTGTATAATGCTTTTGAGCTATCATCTGAAAACATTTCCCCAAATGCTCAAGACACGGTTCTACTATTGTAGACATCCACGATTTTAATCTTCTAGTACCAAACTCATCATTAGCAAGCAATCCCCTATAAGTCTCAGCTTGTTGCTGGGTAAAACCCATCATCGCAGAAGGAACACCAGAAATATACTCCGCATCCGATTTACCTTCTTGAGTGATGCTATAAAAAGCATTGTTGATAGGAGCTGGCAATACAGGAGTTGGGGGTTGAAATCCTTGCCTATATTTCAATAAAGCACCTGGGCTTGATGAATATTGTTCCCATTCTGACTCATCAACAGAACCTTCTTCATATAACCACCTAAGATTAGAAGCTAAGTTTGCATTGTGAATCATGATTTGATGGGCTTTATTAATTTCTTGTTGTTTCCCAACCAAAGGCATTACTGCTGACATCGCATAGGGAGTACCAGTATACAAATATGGTATTGGGACTATAGGATATTCAGAAATTGGTAATTCATATTCATATAAGAATACATCATCTCCAACACTACATATTAACTTCACCCTCGTCTCATAGAAATCTACAAAGTCTACTACATTCTTTTTAAATTCATCACTTTTCATCATATTATCAAATTCTTCTTTTCGCATCACAACTTGTTCTACTCTAGACATTTCTCCTTGAGCGGCTGATGTTAATTCTTGCTGTTTCTCTGCAATCGCAGTTTCCATCATTTGCTGAGCCTTCTGAATTTCTAATTCAGCTCTCTCTGGTATGATTTCCCCAGCCTGCAAAGCTTGTTGTATTGATAATACTTTTTCTTGTAATTGTACTTCAGATTCTGCTTGAAATTCTTGTAATTGGACTTGGACAGATTGTTGTAATTGTTTTTCCTGGTCATCAGTCAAGGGGATACTAATAAAAGCATTTACATATGGAACTTTTATTTTACTATAATTTTCATAGTATGCAATAATCTGGTCGTCCTCACCTTTAGAGTCAAGGGTAAAACTTATATCTTCTGGTTGTACAATTTTAGAAGATTCTACATTTCTTTGTGAAAAATTAGATGAATATTCACTACTAGTTGTTTTATTTATCTTGGCTGCGTATTGTGGGAATAAATTCTTTAATTGAGTTTTAGATAGATTCTTTTTGACCATGATAAAAGCCGCATCTCTAAATAAGAAATCACGACTAGCTGGGTCTACAAAAACATCATAAGGGTCTATTCTACTAAAAACGACTTCCCCTTTCCCATGGTCTGCATCTTGGTCTACATCAACTAAAAAGTATCCTACTCCCTTTACTAATGAATCAAGAACAACCTGTCCATATATAGAATTACCATTAGATAAATGCCAACAGTAATCAGATATATCAGAATGAACTTGAGCTACATCTGTATCATCTCCAGTTGCCCCCACAGCTTTCCATCTTGGACTATTA